GTGGTAAACTGTCTGTATCTTTTACTTTAATGTGTAATCTTCCTCCTTTCTTATTTGTGTCTTTACCTCTTCCTGCCAGTGATCCTAGCGCTTCTTCTGCTGTTGCGGCTGTACTTACTACTTCTTGGAATTCTATTTCCGCTGACATTCCGCCCTCATATACAGGTGTTTCTGTGTGCATTTCCCAGCCTGATGTATATACGGTTTCTACCCAGTCTTGGTACGTACCCCCCGATACAGCAATACGGTTAAGCATGTCGTATACTTTTTTTGAGAGGTTTAATTGGTCTATTGTGAATTTATTTCCTGTTGTACTGATTGCTGTTATTGCACTGATTCCGTTTTCTCCATCTATCCAATCAGTTGATACCCAGTTATTAAATTTGTCTGATTGATATGTTTTTAATAATAATCCATTTCCTGCTGTTGTTGCATAGAGTTTCCCTGTTTCTTTATCCCTATCTAATGTTGCAAGTGTTAAGTCATTAGTTGATGCGGTTAGCGTGTATTGCGCTTTTCCGGACTTTAGAATATTTTCTCTTAGTGTATCGAATTGTGACAATGAAATTTCGAATAGTGAATTCGGATCATTCATTTTTGCGAATCCACTTAGCTTTCCTTGAATTTGCTGCGTATTTGTTTTAAAGGTATATTTTATGCCTTTTGTGTCAGCAGCGATTGTAAAGTGTGCATTTAAGTAGTTATAATCTTTATATTCTTTATTTGTTGTTGTATTGAATTCTACCTCTATTTTCTCTTTAGCGTTGATTGTTGCCCCTACTACTATGAAATAACCACCTGTTACTATTGTTTGACCTATATTGTTGTATGTTAGATTATCTTCTACTGTGTAGGCTTTATTGCCTTTTCTTAATATTTTGCACTTTTCTTCTTGCTTATTCGCGTAGTAGTTTTTAAAGATGTCCCAATATGCCAGTAGTGGTACTGCATTGGGTATTATTTTTTCTGTGGCATCTGCTTCTATTTTCTCTAATCCTCTTAATCCTAGGTATGCTAATACACTGGATGATGAAAATGTTAAGTGTGTTGAATCAGTTGGTGAGTCTACTTTATTTAACATTAGTTGTATCTTCGGTAATTTGACTTTACTCATATCCATTCCTACGTTTAGCGAGTTGTTGTGTAGCATCGCGTTATATAGCCGGAATGGTGCCGTGAATATGTCTACTTGTAATTTGTAACTACCGAATAGTGGACCTACTGTTGGATGTGTATTTACTCTTGTATCTATTTCAATATCAAAGGTGTCTCCTGGTAATCCTATTAACTTCAAACACGGCACTAGTGTTCCTACTCCCATACTGCTTCTGAAAGCTGTTGATAGATTGTGTGTACTTCTGTTATACGTGTGTAGGTCGACTTTCATTTTAGCTCCGTCGCCTAGTGTGTTTTTACCAATTGATTTTTGTATTCCCATGACTATTTATTTTTAGTATCTTTAATAATTTCTTTTATTTCTTTTTTATCGTCTTTTTCGATTTTATTTTCTTTGTGATTTACATCTTCGTGAATTGTGAACATTTCAGCTACAACAGCTAGAATCATGTCCCATTGTGGTGTATCTATGTATTCTTTTGCTTCCTCTCGTGTTGGAAAGTGTGTTTCGGTTGCTAAATGTTGTCCTACTGTGATTATAAAATCATTTTGTTCTTCATTTGTAGGTCTAATTCTAAATAATTCTTTTACATTCATTTTTTTTCTTCTTTGTTAAATAAATTAATACTTGTGCTGTCGGCACTTACTTTACCGTCTGTCTTGTTTTCTGTCTTCATGCTGCTTTCTTTCACATTCTTTTGAATGCTTAGCATGTTTGTACAACTGACTCCCAGCCATGTCAGGATAGCTGATAATACTGCAATCGTGATTTCACGAATTAATTTTTTGTACTTTTCGTCAATTTTCATTTTTTCTCTACATGTTTATTTTGTTTTTTTGTAAAAATGCAATGTTTTTCCGAAAGTAACAAATATATTTTGTTAAAAAAATTGCCGTAGGCATAGATAATCGCAACTTTGTTGCGTACGGGGGGTATAGGGGCGCGTAGCCCCGATAGCGTTAGCACCTTAGATAACTTAGTGCTGCTGTGTGATCTGTAGCCTGATTCTGGCGCACAGGGTGCGAGCTTCCCTCTGATTTTAATGCCATGCCCGCGTAAAAATTATTATTTGGCTCTCACTTCTTGATACATGGCTGTTGCATGGAAACCGTACTATCATTATATTTTATTTATTTTTTTTATTAGAATAATATATATGATAATAATAGGCTGTTGAAACTGTTCATAACTATGTTAATAGCCTGAAATATAGCCACTTATCTTGTTAATAACTCTGTTCATAACTTTTTTATAACTTTCTATTATTAAATTTTGAAATATAAATCTTTTTTCTATATATAAATCAAATCTTAATAAAGTGTTAAAAAGTTATTTATTTATTCACAAGTTATCAACATGTTTATTAACCGATTTTGCTTACTTATCAACACAAAAAAAGAGGTTATTAACAACCTCCTTTAAATCTTTGTCTGTATTCCTTAAGTTTTTCAAGCTGTTTTTTGTGCTTTTCTCTGTCCCAATTTTGTGGCTTTTCGTTTAGGATCCGCTTTGCTTTCTCACGATAGAAATTTAGTAAGCTGAAGTATTCTTGTTCGTTGTCTACGTCTACTTTCTCGCCCATTATATAACGGTAGCCTCTTTCTTGTTTCTCCACCCAGAGTTTTTCTCTTTCTTCTTCTGAGTATATTTTTCTCTTGTAATAGTCAGGTAGTGATATTTTTCTACCGTCTCTTAGCCTATATGATTCGTCTGTGTCATTTTTTTTGTAACTGTTGTTCCTAGCATCACTTCTATTGAGGTAATTGCTTCCTATTCCTTTGCTGCATAGTATTTTGGGTGTGAAGTTTTTATCTACGGTTGATATTTTCATAATGTATTTTGTAATGTAGAATATTGTTTGTTCATTTACCCATGTTCCAATAAATATAAAGCCGTATTTCCAATATTTTTCTATTGCTTCTTTATTTGCCCAAAATATTCCGTGCATGTGTATTCTACCGTCATCGCCTAGTTCTGTTGCTACCCAGTGCTTTATCGTGCGTTTATTCTGTACTCTGTAGTTTTCGAGCATTCTTCTTAGTGCTATTCTACACATTTCGTTTTCATTTTTCGTGATGGTCGCTAACTCCTTGTAACTTTCTTCGTTGAATGTTAGTGTTACAAATAGTGCCTCAGGCTCTTTTCTGATTTCTTCCGAGAGTCTTACTACCCACTGACTTTGGTTTTGTTTTCGACATTCCATACATTTGCCGCACTTCACTGGCACATATAATAACCGCCTGTCTTTGCAGGCAGGCGGACTGTAATTGTTTTTCTTATTTGGCAGGTATTTTGGGTTTATTATATATTTCGTATAAAGGCACATAATTGTTCTATTTTTTATGTTTGCTGTTTTGATCTTGTTAGGATCATCCTTATTTTATTGGTCTATTTTTCAGATTTTCCATATCCGCGCCATTTGTTAAATATTGCGCTGATTATTCCTGTTAGTAATTTTCCGTATTTACCTTCACCGCCTAAATCGTTTATCAGGTCGCTTAGTGCTTTGTCTTGTTCGAATTGCCATTTTTGTATAGCTGTTTCATTCTTTGCTTGTTTGGCTTCCTCTACCATTTTGCCGAAGACCGCTATTTTCCCGTTAGCAATCTCGTCGAGAGCATCAGATAGCCTCATAGCTATTTCCTTGTCATTTTTTGCTTCTTGGTATTCTTTTTGTGAAATTCCGTGATCTGCTAACATTCTTTGCAGTTCATTTTCTTTGAAAATCTCGTCAAATCCCTTAATCCATACTGTTTTGCCATTTACTTCTCCTTGCATCTTGATGCCTTTTCTTAGCTCATTCAGATAGTTGTTGAATTCTATACCTTTGCTTTCTTCGTTTGTTTTGTGAATTTGACTTGTAAGTGATTCTATTCTCTTTTCTGATTCTTTAATATCTTGTTTATTCTTTTCAGTTTCTGACTTAACTTTTTCAGTGTCCGTTGTCATCAGTTTAGCTGCTTCTGCATTTGTTTTAGCTGCTTCTGCCTTTGCCAGTTCTTTTTGTGCCTCCATTTGTTCCCATTGAATGCCCATTCCTACACCTGTCGATGTCGGTAGCCCTACACCTGCCGCACTTCCACCGCCTGCTGCACTTCCACCACTACCACCACCGTTACCGTATAGTAGTGCTGTATTAAGTCCTGCATTTTTTAAATGCTCGACTTGATTTTCGTAATTAGTATAATCCCACATCTTTTTGCTGAGTTCTGTGGTGTATTCTGCTTGTTCTTTGTTGTATTTGGCTTGTAGTGCCATGTATTCAAGTTGCCTTTGATGTTCTCTTTCTTCGGCTTCTTGTGCTTTCTTTTCCTTTCTTGAGCCTAAGCCTAATAGTGAGCCTACTCCTCCTATTGCTCCTGAGACTAGTCCTCCGACGCCTCCCGTCATTCCGCCTAGTGCTGCGCTTCCTAGCATTTTACCTGCATTTAATCCCATAGTGATTGATTTTCGCGCTTTTTTAAAAAGCGATTGTTAGTAACTAGATAATAATGTGCAGTAGCGTAATATTAACTCGCTACTTGTAAAATAAGGGGCTGTTATACCCCTTATGCACATTCCGATACTTCGGTGTTAATTATTATTCATTTTTTGTGTTTTTTTCCTGTTGCTCTTTTTGCCATTGTTCCAAAGTTCCATTCGATTTTGCTATTCTGTTAGCATGAGCTAGATTCATGGCTTCTTGTGCTACTTCCCACTTATCCGTTCTTATGTCATATTGCGGTTGAACTCCTAGGTTTTTTTCGGTGTAGATTATTTCGGCGCCATCTTCGATTGGTTCTTTATTTTGCACTACTCTTTCTATTTTTGTTTCAATACTTTCTCCGTCGTATATTGGTATATACCCAGTTGTTGGTTTTACTGATAATATTGTTCTTTTCATTTTTTTATAAATTAGGTATTTGTTTGGCTGACATCATTCTTCTTGCTTCTATGGCGAAACCTAGTTGTACCCAGAAATTTTGGCTTTCTGCTGTTGTTTCAGCAAAAATATAGTTATACTTGCTTGGATCGATGTATGAACTTGCGTCTATTTCTTTACCTGATGTAAAAGTTCCGTCTTTTGGCTCGTAATATCTGTTAAGTACCATGAAAGCTTCATTTCCTTGTTCTGCGAATGTTCCATATGTCTTATTAATATTTGTCATATAATTGATCCATGCCGGCTGTTTGCCTATTGATTTCGCATTTTCAATGCCTCCCCAACTTGCCATTTCGTTAGTAAGTAAGTCTTGATAACCTATTCCATCTAGTGCTGGTTTGTGTAGGTCGTCCATGGTTCTTAGTTGTATTATATCCCAGTCATTCCCCTGACAATAGTCAACACGAGGTGTTATACTGACTATTCCCATAATATAGCAAGGTTCTTTTACATCTTCGAGGGCTTCCTTCCGAACCACCAGCTTCCGGTGCTCGATC